CTGCAATGGTCATTCCTGCCCTTTGCATGCCAGACGCAGCTTTTTCTTTTTGACGCTTCTGGCCGTGCATGCTTTGCGGCTTCTTTTCTCTCCGGCGAAACTCAATACATTGGATGGCTATCTGTTTGGTTTTGTGCTTGTGACCCTTTATTGGTCCCAACCCGCAATCCCAATACTCAACCTGATAGCTGGATTTCTTCGGGAAGTCACTCATCTGAGCCACCCCCAAGCACAAGGCCGTTCCGCAATCCAAGCGGCAGCCACTTGCGCACCACCTCGATTTCCTCCGCCATCAGCGTCGATGAAAGCGGTTCGCCGTTGGGCAATCTGTCGCTTTTCATGGCCGCTGCAATATCGCCAGCTGCCCCCGCGCCAGCCGCTAGCATCAGCTTTGCAATGTGGCGCCTGAGTCCCCATAGCGGATTTGCCGGGTCTCTCTCGATATCAATGGCGGTGCGCGGCCAGCCTGGTGAGGCGTAAAATTTATACCAACTCTCATCCCGGCTCACCGTGGACCCGGAAACACCTAGCCTTTCTGCTATTTGCTGGTTTGTGAGTCCATGCTCTTTAGCGCAGAAAACCATGGCTCTGCGCAATCTGAGTTTGTCGTCTGGCTTTTCTAGAACAACCATAACGCCTCCTGTAGCGTCTCCTGTTAGAAAGTGCGGCAGGCTGGTCAGGAAAACCAGCTTTTCGGTGGCGAACCTAGCCGCACTGATATTGTAGTCTCAAACCCTCACTTATTCCAAAAATCACTTTTCCGAAACTGAACCCCGTTGCGGGCCTCCGTGTTCGGGTTTTCCTGCTTGGCGCGGACAATGCCCAGGCTCTCGCGGATCGCAACCCAGTCGTGGTCAGTCCAGCGGTCTATGCCCTTCACCGCCGCGGCAGCGCGGGCGTATACCCTGCAATCCAGCGGCTCGTTGCGTTCGTAGATCTTCTCCCACGCCCAGACCGTGTACCCGGCGCGGTTTTTCTTCCGCGCCATCTGCTCCGAGCACAGACCCTTGAAGTAATCCTCGCCATACTCCGGGAACTCACACCACCCGGCCGGCAGCTCCTCGCCACTTTCATCAGTGGGGCGCTGCAATTTCAGCCAGCTGTAGAGCTCGGTTTTCAGCAGGTTGATACCAACACCCCAGAGCATCACCCCGCGGCGCAGCTTCCTGCCGTTCTGCGACACGTCAACCGGCTTGGGTATGCCGACGATGGTGGTCAGGTTCGGCTCGCCCTTGATTGGTATCACCTGCGGCTGCTGGAACTCCCGGCAGAATGTGTACACCGTCTGGGTCTGGTCGCCAGAGTCAACCGCGGTGCAGGCCACCGGCAAGTGCACACCCGAAGCGTGTTCCCAGGTCTCGCTGCGGATGATCTGCCGCAACTGCTCCCAAGGCCCGGATGGCCCAAGGTCTGACGTGTCACCACTAAACACCCGATAATCAATGCTCTGCGTGCGCCGGCCTGGACCCCAACCGACGATCTCCAGCTCCAGCCGGCCGGGAGATCGCTGAACGTCCACACCCATGGTGACCAGTGCCACCCAGTCCTCGAGCTTGTTGGGCTTCATCATGGTGCCGCGGGTGCGGTCGTATAGCCGCTCCCACTCTGGCGCGTCGCCCTTCTCCTTCCAGGTCTCGCCGCGCGTCTGGTTCACCCAGGTCTTCAACTGGCTGGGGTCTTTCTTCCTGGCAAGGAAGTCACGCATGATCTTGGCCCAGTCCGTCATCGGGCTGTAAGCCGACCAGACATGCAGCGCAACGTGCCTTGGCGTTTCCACCGGCTCGCCATCGATGTCGGTGAAGGTCAGGCCGTCCTGCGTCGTGATCCCTGTCTTTGGGTCACGATAGAAACAGTCGAGCTGCGCCTCCTGGCTCTGCTGGTAGCTGAAGAACGCCCCGCATGACTCACAGGCATATTCAGTGCTCTGCGGGTTGCCCGGCTCCAGCATCCGCATGTGATCAAACACCAGGTGCTGCGGGTGATTGCAGTGCGGGCACGGTATGTGGCACCGCAGCAAACACTCGGCAGATGCAGACCGACTGCCGATCAGCGACCGGTGATCCTCGGTCGGCGTCGAGCCGCAGATCAGCTTCTTGAAATAGCTCCCTTCGTTGCGCTTGCCGGCCAGGTGATCCGGCCGGCCCTCGCCCTCGATGTCCTCATCGAACCCGTCCAGTTCGTCCATGTAGACCGTATCGGCGGACTTCTCGCGGTAGTTCTTCGCACTGGTGCCACCCATCACCCAGAGCTTGCGCCGGTTGTCGAAGGTCTTGCTGTCCAGTGTGTTGTTCGGGTGTTTCTTGCCGAACCAGCTGGCCAGACCCCGGACTGCCGGCACATCCCGAATCATCGGCTGGACGTGCTCCTTCATGAAGGAGCTGGCAGCGGCGTCGGTCGGCTGATAGATGATCTGGTTTCGCTTCTTGTGCTCAACCTGGTAGGCCACACTGGCCATGATCATCTTCGAGTAGCCCACCCGGGCCGACTTGATGAAGTCGAACTCCTCCACCTGCTCATTGCCCATCAGGTTCAAGGGAACCCGCTGGAACGGCAGTGTGCGCCAGGGCCCCTCCGCGTAGGATGACTCCGCCGACATATAGAAGTTGGCGTCTGCCCAGTCAGACAGCGCCACCGGCGCCGGACGTCGCATGACATCGAGCGCGATCCTGATCGATGTGGCGGCGTTACTGATCTGTTTCGGCGAGAAACTCGTCATACCGCGCTGCCACCCATTCCTCGTCTCCCAGGGAGGCGATGGCATCCGATGCTGCGGCAGTCACACCGCGCACCTTATCCACCTGCTGCGGCTTCAGCGCCAGCTTCCGCACCAGCTCGCTGGGCATACCATCCATGACGCTTGCGATGCTATTCGCCGCGCGAGCCAGTACGAACGTGAAAAACCCAAAGGGTGCGATCTCGTGCCGCATCATCTGGTTCTTCATCTCCTGGTGTTCTGCCTGCGCCTCGGTCAGCCTGGCGCGCTGCTGATCCAGTCTCACCTTGATGAGGAATGGGTCCGTGACCTCGCCTTTATCCCCATCAGAAACTTCGATTCGCTCCCGGCCATCCTTTAGGCCTCGCTCGTAAGCCTGTTTTTCCTTGTGCGCAATAACATCGGCGATCTTGTAGTAGTTCTTCCTGCCGACCATTGCTGCCGGCTCCAGACCCCAGCGCAGAAAGTTGCGGACACTGGTTCCGCACGCAGCTGCCGCGCCGCCAGTGGAAACCCAGTCGTCCTTTACTTTTCCCTGGGCCGCCATATCAAATCAGGTACAGCCTGGCTGCTCCCTTCCTAACATTGTCTTCGGCCCACATCGGGCGAAGGTTGGTTAGTGCCCACGCGGCCTTGAAGCCGTCATCTTCCGGGCTCTCGTACTCGAATGTTGACTTCGGAACGATGTGGTCAATATGCCACTCGGGCATATTCCTCCAGGACATCCCGGGCAGAAACTGCCTCTCGAGATGATCCTTCAATTCCTGGACATCGAACGGAGCAAGGTCCGCCCAGCTGCGCCCACGCTTGCCCCCCTTGAGCATAGATCGAATTTGCTCGCTCACTCTTTTTTCAAGGTTGAAGCGAGGCTCCTTGCGCAGGTCTTTCAGCCTGGCGTTTCTCAGCTCCGCCCTTCTAGCCTTCACATCTGGGCGCTGGTTGTATTGCCTCTGGCTCTCTAGACACCTGTTCGTTTTGATCCGCGCGCCCCTGGCCTTGCGTCGCACTATTGAATGATCGTCCTTACACCTGTCGCTGCAGTAAAGTTTGTTGACGCTAGACGGCACATAAATCGAACCGCAATGCCTGCAGTCTTTTGGAGATGAAAGCCGCAACCGCTGAGACTCATCTCGCCTTTGCTTGTAGGCGGCTTTGCGACATTCGACTCCACAGTAAATATTCCGGCCGGTTACAACCACCTCCGCGCTGCAAACAGGGCAAGCTTTCACTTTTGGCATGGTTGCGCTCGATCTATGACCATGACATGCTTTGCCGGCAAACTTTCATAAGAACTGAAATCTCGGGCAGCCCGCCACCCGTATCCCACAGATTCAAAAGAAGAACCTACCCAGGGGGTGGGGGCCGGGGTCACGCCCGCTTCTCCGTCGGAGCGACGGTCTTCGGCGCCCCATCGATGTCGGTCTCGTGCCAGATACCCAGCGACATGCCGCGGTCCGTCTGCATGTGGTACCAGTTCCCGGCGTCATTGACCGTCACCGATTCGATGATTGCCGACTCCGAACTGTGCCGATTGCGCACCTTACTTCCGCGGGCGTATGCCAGCTTGATGGTTTCACCTTTCGCCATTGCCTTGTCCTATCTGTCGAGAATCTGAACGCTGATGGACCGATCATCCGTCCGACCATCGGCCGTGGTGATGCGATTGGTGGCCGTGTAGGTCACACCCAGCGTCCCACCACTCAGCCAGACCGTGGTGGCAGTCGTGCTCTTGCTGTCCGAGTCCACGGCCAGGTCGGTATCAGCGCCATCCACAAACCATTCGCTGGTCGTGATCGTGTCCGAACCCAGCCAGGCAGACCAGTCGATGGAGTAATCCAGGACTGCGTCCGGGTCTTTGATCTTGCGGAATGTCATTAGGCACAGGCTGTGTA